ATGCAATCTCATGATTGGAGTAAGAGTAAAGTCTACCGAGTCGCTTGCGAGTGCGGTGCTTCGGAGCATGATCATCATGTATGGGTAGAAGCCGACGACCGAGGCGAAGTCAGTGTTACTGTTTATACAACTGTACGAAGCAATTGGTGGAGCAAGGATCGGTGGCATGCTATTTGGTCATTGTTAACAAAAGGCTACGTCGACACAGAGTCTACTCTAATTATGAATAAACAACAAGCATTTAACTATGCTCATACATTATCGAGTGCCGTCGAAGATGTAGAACAATTCAAAGAGGAACAGAATGCAGAACGCTAAACAAATAACTGATGAATTAATTTACCGTATGAAAAATACAGAAATGCAATGGTTTGAAATTAAAAGAGAAGTAGAACCAAACTGGTTGCCAAACGGTACTGTTCCGTTTGATGTAAAGGCAAGTAAAGGTGTTGCTACATTTAGTGTTTATGCATCTTCATTGCAGGATGCAGAAGATCAAGTAAGTAGATATTTAGAAAGAGACCAAGATGAATAAATTAAAAGTAGCAGAAATTTTTTATAGCCTACAAGGAGAAGGACGCTATGCAGGAGTGCCTAGCGTTTTCTTACGTACATTTGGCTGTAACTTTGAATGTCGTGGCTTTGCAATGCCAAGGGGTGAAAAATCCACAGAGCCCGATGATATCTCTGAAGTAGTTCATTTATATAACAAATATGAAGAACTACCATTGGCTACAACAGGTTGCGATAGTTACGCATCGTGGCATCCAGGATTTAAGCATCTAAGTCCTATGATGGATGCACAAGATGTTATTAATCAAATGGAAGATTTGATTCCTAATAATACATGGATGCAACCCGATGGGCACGATATCCATTTAGTCATTACAGGTGGTGAACCTTTGCTAGGTTGGCAAAAAGTTTATCCTGAAATTATTGGTCAGTGTCAAGGTAACGGTTTAACAAACATTACATTTGAAACTAACGGAACCCAGCGTCTAAGTCAAGAATTTTATGCTTGGTTAGAAGATGTTGGTGCGCCTGTTAGTTTATTTACATTTAGTATTAGTCCAAAACTAAGCTGTAGTGGCGAAGCCTGGGCAGATGCTATCAAACCAGAGATTGTTGCAGAGTATGAAAATATTGGTAACGCATATCTTAAATTTGTTGTAGCCACAGAAGAAGATGTAGAAGAAGTTGATCGCGCAGTAAAAGAATATAGAGATGCTAATTTTACAGGACCGGTATATCTAATGCCTGTAGGCGGAACTGAAGATGTATACAACTTAAACACAAAACAAGTAGCCGAACTTGCTATGAAACGCGGTTATAGATATAGCCCGCGTCTACAAGTTGATATTTGGCGAAATGCATGGGGGACTTAAAATGTTTTTTTTCACTTGTCTAGTACTTGGTTGGGCAATAGTATTATTTTTAATATTTGGTTTCTTGAAGGGAATTCCAAACAACTCTGCTTGTACTGGTAATTGTAGACAAGGACGAGACTGTAACTGCATGGAAAATAAAAATGAAAAAATTGATTAAAAAACTTTTTGGCATAGATAAGATCGAAGCTCAAAGAGCAGAAGCATTGGCCGCGGCAGAATTGGCAATGAATACTGCTAAGGAAGCCGAGAAAGCGGCAGAATTGGCTAAATCTAGTCCAAAGGAACGTGCCACAGCTCGAGGCGAGCCTTACGTATCAGTTTTGGATACGCATGTAAACAAAGATAATGTGCGTAATGGCTTTTTTGAGCTTGACTGGAATGATATGTTTATAGTACAATTAAAGGAAGCTGGATACGGATATGACGGAGATCCAGATGAGCAGATCGTCGATAGATGGTTTAGAGATTTAGCAGGTAATATGCTAGCCGAAGCTGGTGTAGCAGAACCTACTAAGACCATCGGCGGTTATATTAACGTAAACAGATTAGGAAACGGCAAAGCCGAAATTGAATGACATACATTATTGTTGATACTGCTAACACTTTCTTCCGTGCTAGACACGTTGTTCAAGGCTCTGCCGACATTAAGTTGGGCATGGCCTTTCATATTACACTTAACAGTATCAAGAAAGCGTGGAACGATTTCGGTGGTAGCCATGTAGTGTTCTGTCTCGAAGGTCGTAGCTGGCGTAAGGACTATTACAAGCCCTATAAGGCTAATCGCCAAGAAACCCGCGATGCTATGACAGAACGTCAACAGGAAGAAGATAAATTGTTCTGGGAAGCGTTTGACGAATTCAAGAATTTTATTACAGAAAAGACCAATGCTACTGTGATGCGTCATGAAAATTTAGAAGCCGACGACTTAATTGCGGGCTGGATACAGGCGCATCCAGATGCTAAACATGTTATCATTTCAACAGACGGAGATTTTGCACAGCTTATTGGTCCTAATGTAAGTCAATATAATGGTGTAGGAGACTTACATATTACACATGAAGGAATCTTTGATGCCAAAGGTAAACCCGTTAAAGACAAGAAAACAGGCGAGCCCAAGCCAGCACAAGATCCAGAATGGATGCTATTCGAAAAATGCATGCGTGGTGATACCAGTGATAATGTCTTCTCGGCGTATCCAGGTGTGCGTACTAAAGGTTCTAAAAACAAAGTTGGTCTTATTGAAGCGTTCGAAGACCGTAAAGCCAAAGGATTTGCATGGAACAATCTCATGTTACAGAGATGGGTTGACCACAATGGACAAGAACACAGAGTCCTAGAAGATTATCAACGTAATGTACAACTATGCGACTTAACTGCACAGCCAGACGATATTAAAGAAAAGATTAAAGAAACAATCGAAGCTAACGCCAAACCAAAAGACGTTAGCCAAGTTGGTATCCGTATGCTTAAATTCTGCAATGCATGGGATATGAAAAAGATTGCAGACAACATACAATCTTATGCAGAACCTTTCCAAGCAAAATACCCAACAACATATATTCAACTAGAGGATTAAAATGGCAAAATTAAACAAATTAGCAAAAGTAAATGAATCGATTACAATCAATCGTTACGACAACGCATGGATGGTGGAAATTGGTGGACGTGACAAGAAAGAAGATTGGAAGACTACTAAAACGGTCTGCAACACAGAAGAAGAATTAATTGTGTTGATCAAAGAATACAACACAATGGATTTGGATAATTAAGGAATAAATCATGGCAACTTGGACTATTAGTACATATTATAAAAAATCTTGTCAAGAAAATGAGTATTGGTCTCAAAAGAATGGTGATGGTAAAATTACGGTTGTTAATGGTTTCCGTTATGGCGAATGGACTGTAGAAACTACAGACGACAATCCTCCCGAGTTCGAGTTTGTAGAAGTACCAGGTGGAGATGGCAAGAAAGACAGTATCAATATGTGCGACTGTGAAGTCAATAATATCGAAAGTGTCGATCTTAACGAAATGTATGACGGCGGTTGTTGGTATGATGTTGAGATCGAAGGACTTAACGAAGAGGAAGAAGAAGAGATTCAAGAATTCATAGATGAAAATAGCATCTATGAATTAGAAGAACGCGAAGACGATCCATGGTACCAAAATGACACAGAATGGTGGGTTTGGGGACCAATCGAAATTAAAAATGAAGCAGGCGATACTGTTCGTATTATCTGTGCAGATGCTGACGGCAATGTCATAGATTTCGCAGAAGAATGAGAGATAAATACGTACATTACTCGGGTGCCGTCAGGGCCCAAGTAATACTAAGGAGAAAAAAATGACCGAAATACACGCCAAGCCAATTGTGGATGGTAAGTTTTGGATCGTAGAGCAAGACGGCACTAAGATCGCAACACTACACAAGAAAGAAAATAACAAGTTTGTACTATCAAGTACTAACGGTGAAGTAATGTTTAATCGTAAACAAGATCTCACCAAACAATTTGGAGAAGGGTTTTTTCTGCCCGGAACCAAAATCAAAGTTACAACAGCGGAACCCAACGAATGTCACGGGTTTCCTACCAGCGTAAAACCCTATAATAGCATGTATGATGTTAGGAATAAATTACCGTTATTCACTAAAAGCAGTGCTAGTAAGAGTTTATATTGTGCAGGATATTATACAATTAAATTCAATAAAGGATGGGTTAAAAGCTGGTGTCCAAAATTGATTACTCTAGAACGCAATCCTTACAAAGGACCTTTTAAGACTGAGATAGAAATGAAACAGGTACTGTCTAATGTCAAATCAGATTAATCTTGCACCAATCACACAGTTCGTGCAGACTCTGAGAGCCGCTGAATTGGGGCAACAAAAAGAAGTAAAAATTCCAATTCAGCAGGCTCGATTACTTAATTTAGTGCTCACCGAGATGCAACAAAAATTATTGCAAGATTATGAATCCTTATATTCTAATCTAAAAAATAACAGCAGTAATGATGTAGTGCAGATAAATTTAGACGGTGGTGGTTTTAGCGATAATTAAGATAAATATATACGTACTTATTTGGATACGTATATATTATGTCTAGACCTAAACCACGAATACTTCTTGAAAATACTAACAAGAAAACCTGGAAATCTGAGCAAATTCTTGAAGCTGAAGCGATTTGGGCAGTTTTTTATAAAAATGAGCCGTTCAACCTAAAAAGTTTTAACAGCCTCACAAGTTATCCCGGACCAAAGTATAAGAAAGTTTCTTTTTCAAATCCTGGCCACGCCCATAATTTGGCAAAGAAATTGAACCTTACTTTCGGTACAGAGGATTTCCAAGTTGTCAAATTAACACAGGGCACCATTGTGAAATGATTACTAGAG